CACCCAGATTAAAAATTCCGATTTTTCAAACCGGTGATTATTATGGTAATATAAGAGTTCCAGATGAAGTTGATAATGATCAGTGGGGACATAGTGGTAAATTTGTTCCGGATCCTTATAATTATCTGACTATAATATCAGATACTTCAACAAATTATGAATGTAGTGACAATGCCGCGGTTACACAAGAAGAATGTGTTTGGGAACAGGGTACTTGTAAAGATAATGCTTCTTCCAATACATCTGATAGTACTGCCGAGGACTGTGTTGATTCTGCCGGTGGTGATGCTACATATGATTCTACTGACGGACCTAATTTTGGTACTACTGGATGGACTTGGACATCAACTTATACATGGCAACTTACTCGTTTTGTTGGAGATTTTGATAATTTATCCATAGTAGAATCTGTAGATACTGATGGACGAGCTGATATATTCACTGATAAATATAGAGTTGAACAAGCACCATTTTATTATTACAATGGTCCAGTATATTTAACATTTTTAGCTAATTGGCCTGTTTTACCTACATTAGAAAACTATAATGCGTCACAATCTGCAACTAATTTCGGAGATCCTATACCAGCTAATGCATGGAATGGATATTTTTCTCAATCCGATGATATATCTCATGCCAGTAAAGGGTTCGGTAGATATGTTTTAGCTGCTTCTCAATCTTATTGGAGATATCCAGATGATTCAACGGTACAGGGAAATATATTAGATGTAACAACAGCAACTGATTCAGATGCATCGGAAATTTTATCCGGATCACATATAACTGGATCTTATGGTATGCATACGTTGGATGGAAATAGTTTTTATGACGGATTATATGCTCATGGTAGTCAATCTATATTACCTTCTGGAGAATTATTTAGAGTTTACCACGCTACATCTTCAGCCACTATGGCGCCTATATCATCTTCTTATATAATGGATGTCAGAGTATTTAAAGAAGATCAATTATGGAGTGGTAGTTTATCTGATACTTTAATGTTTACTAATTTATATAGTACATCATCTACATATGTACAGAATTGGTATACGGAACAGTTATATAGTGCATCTGAATATGATTATAATAATATATACAGTATGTATAATAATTTACCGTCATTTGTTAGAGATGATGATGGTGATGAAAAAGTAATGAAAAAGTTTTTAGGTGTCATCGGGGAAAATTATGATTTACTGAAAAATCATATAGATAATTATTTGAATATCAATAGTAGAAATTATGATAAATCAAGTGAGATTCCACATGGGTTATTAAAAATAATAGGTGAAAATTTTGGATGGAAATTTATAAATAATAATAGTACTAAAAATTTATTAGAATATTATATTGGATCTGATTCTACGTTCTCTTATGAAAATTTAACTAATTCCGTATGGAGTAATATATTAAATAATCTAGTATACATTTATAAAACTAAAGGAACTATAAATTCGGTAAGAGCTTTGATGTCTTGTTTTGGAGTTCCACCGGAAATAGTAACTGTAGATGAGGGAGGTGCGGTTGTACAAAGTCAAACTAACCCTCAAATAGATTTTAGATCTAGTAGTGGTTTAAGATCTACTTTAGGAAATATAGCTTTTAGAGAACAAAGATCATATCTTCAGTTATTAAATTTTAATGAAAATAATAATTCATTTAAAGTGGATTGGAGTACATATAAAACTGGAGTACCAGACTACGGTGCTGTAGAGTTAGTATTTTCCACTTTTCAGAATAGAAATGTAGATGTTTTATTAAAGAGTAGTGGTAGTGGTTCAGATGAATTATGGACTTTAAAACTTTATAATGATGGTGTATGGGACAGTGAACATACTAATCCGTGGGATAGTGGTAGTACCTCGTTCGCGTGGGACAGTGGAAGTAATAGTGATGTCAGTGCTTCTATTAGATTTGAAATCAATAATACTTCAAATGGTAGTGGTTCTATATCAGATGGATTTTATATAGAATCAGATCCATTTCCAATAAAATCTTTTACTAATAAGAGTATATGGAGTGTATTAGTTCAACGTAGTTCTCCGGCTCCTACTGCCAGTTATGAATTATTTGTGGCTAATAGATTTAAAGATCGTTTAATGTATTCATGGACTGGATCTGCAACTTCTTATGATACTAATGTTAATAATAATTTTACTTCAACTGGGAGTCTTTATTCGTCTGGATCTAATTTAGTTGTCGGAGAAAGTTTTACTGGATCTATTACAGAATTAAGAACATGGAATTCACATTTAAGTGAATCTAAATTTTTCCAGCATGTTTTTCATCAAGAGAGTGTGGTTGGTAATGAAAGTGGTAGTTTTCAGGATGTTATAAGTAGGTATAATTTTAAGGGAAGATGGCCACACATACTCCCTAGTAGTGAGTCTTATATAAGAGATATAGGAAGCCGTATCAGTGGTAGTTTTGATAAACAACTTGGTAGTGGATTTCAGAATCCTAGTTTTAGAAAACAACGCGTAAGATTTTATAAATTTAATCCTAGAGCTATTGATTTAGGTTTTGTAAATACTAATAAAATAACAATATCTAAAACTCCAACTTTTTTAAGGCATGAATTAAGTCCATTTAATAAAAATATAGAAAGAAGTTCACTCGTTGATTCACAAAATGAAGATATGAGATATAGATCTGATGATATTAAAATTTCTATTTCTCCTACTACTGCAGTTAATGATGTATTATCTAATGGAGTTACTGATCAATATTTAGGTAATTTAATAGGTAATCCTAAGGAAGAACTTGATAGTGAATACGGTGATTTAGATAAATTTAGAGAAAAAGTATTAAAACAATTTAATCAGGGACTTGTTGACTATAATATATTTAATAGAAAATATAGTAAACTTATACCAAAAGATTTATGGGATATAGTAGATGAAATTACACCATCTAAAGTTAATGTATCAAAAGGTATAGAGATATCTAATCCATTTTTGTGGAGAAATAAACATGCTGGTATAGGTAATACGGTTTCTTCGGGAGATATAAGTAAATCAACCAAAGTTGTTATTGAAGATGAAGTCAACTTATCTAATACTAATATTTTAAATCCTACATCTAATTTAGATTCCAATTTATTAGACGTTGGTATAGATGATTCTTTATTATTAGAAACTCCAATTGGTACTACCGATAGTGTTACAACAGACGATCAAATAGATGGTTCTACAGTAGAATTTTATGTTGGTGAGGATGTAATATTAGAAGATGAAATAAATCCAAGTACTGATACCATTGACGTATATCAATCCGAAAATATATTAAGTGAAGAAATAGGAATAGATAGTACGTCAACTGATACTCATTCAAATGAAGTTTATTCATATTCAGATGAGTTTGAAGAAGAGATGAGCTCAGATTCTATATCTACATATGGATCTGAAATAGTTGTTGATGATATGCAACCTGTATCTGGAGAATCCACAAATGTAAATAGTTCTACTATAGAAAATACACAACCAGATGTTAGTTCTAATACTTCAATATCAGCTGATACTACATTAGATACTGAAGTTAATTCTAATGTGGGTGGAGAATCTGTAACAACTCCTGATGGAGCGTTAGATATAGAAATACGTGATGATATATCGGGGGAATCTACAAATATACCTACTACAGATATAGAAAATATAGCTACTGATTCTAGAGTTGACGGTTCTTCGTTTACTACTCCAGATGGATCATTGGATATAGAAATACAAGATGACATAAGTGCAGAAAATAACAATATAAATACGGCAGATATAGAAAATCCTGTGTTAGATACTCAAGTAGATGGTGAATCTATAAGTATTTCTGAAGGGGCACTTGATACTGAAGTTGTAGATAATGTAAGTGCAAAAAATAACAATATAAATACAGCAGATATAGAAAATCCAGTATCAGATTCAAATATAGATAGTTCTCAACTAACTACTCCAGATGGTACATTAGATACAGAAATACGTGATGATATTTCTTCTAATACACTTTCTACTAGTGAATCAACAGTTGATTTGGAAATAGATGATATAAGTGCTAACACTAACGACAGTTTAGAATCTACTGTTGATGATGTAGTAAATAAGGAATTATCATCTAATTCTGTGAATATGTCTAATGGTAGTATAGAAGATATAGTTAATAGAAATTTAGATTCTAGTAATCTTAATATTAATAGTTCAACTGTAGATAAAATAGTTGATTCTGATATAGATGGTAATACAATTACTACTAATAGTAGCGAATTAGATACTGAAATTAGTGATACTATAGATTCTAACTCGATTACTGTAGCTGAAATGCCATCGGAAGATTCTATAAATCCAAATAATATTTATAATGCTAGTTCTAATTTTATAACTCCAGTTGGATACTATAAATTAAAAAAACAAAATGAGGATGGTGATAAAACTGAATTAGGAAATGCTGATATAAAAGAAGCGGTGTTTACTGAATTTGATTATACTAAATTTGAAAATCCAGCTAATACTGATTATAGGGTTAATAATCCGGTAACTGGAGATTATGATGGTAAAGGTAGACGTATAAATACTGAAATGGTTACCTATGTCATAGGAGATGTAGAAAGAATAAATTTATTTGGAGCTAATAAAAAGAAATATAAACTTACAGATTTATTTACTGGCATAAAAGAAGATTATGGTAGATACATTGAAAAAGAATTTGATATATCAAATCCAGAATTTTTTAGAAATAGAACTATACATAGAATAAATAATTCAAATCAAAGAATAGGTAGAACAACTCAAATATTTATTTATCAAGTTTGGGCAGATGCATTTGTACAATGGGGTGATACAGAAAATACATTTAGGTGGAATGATGATTTTGGGACTATAAGTTATCCACCTAACCATTTTATTAATGCTGGATCTACATTGGATGATATGCCAGTATATGAAGCTACTATTAATTATGGAGATGAAAATACACCACAAGATCCTATGGGTATGGTAGATACTGGATCGGCTGTAATTGTACACGAAGTCCAATCATCTGGAACTGGTAGGGGTAATGTACTAAAAGTAAGTAAAAATTAAATTATTAAATAATTCATATATATGAAATTGATAATTTTTTAAAAAACTTTATATTTATATTTGAATATATAAAAATACTTATACTATTGTAAAATTTAACAGTGAGTAGGAGACTAAATATGGGATTTCAAGAAAAAAATGGATCGGTACTTGTAACGGCTAAATTAACTGATTTAGGTAAAAAGTATCTATTAACAGATCCAGCAAGATTTAAAATAACTAAATTTTCACCGTTTGATGATGAGGTAGACTATACTTTATGGAATGAGGAAAATCCAAATGGAAGTGCTTATTATGGTAAGTCTATAGAACAACTTCCGTTGTTAGAACCTGTAGTGAGTAATATATTTCAATTAAAATATAATTTAATTAGAAATTTACCTATAGGTACTTTAAGGATGCCAACATTTACTGTATCTCCTACATCCGTCACTATAACCAAAGAATTATATCAAGCAGGTACTTCTGTGAATATCAGTGTAGTTATAAATAACTATGATGAACCTAGACTTAAAGTTGTGTTATTAAATTCTACATTAGCTGATATAACAGCTGATGCGGCTAGTCCAATAGATGTTAATCCACTGGCAATGCAACAATATATAGGTGAGTCTGGATATTCTTATGCTAAAGCATTTGAAGTAGATTCAAATAAAGTGATTAGAGTTCACGGTAAAATTAATACTGGACCTGGATCAAAATATACTAAAGTAATTATAATAGGTACTCAAACTAATGCTAGATATGAAGTACCAATTACTATCGAGAAAAATAACCAAATGGAAATTGCAGCTGACGCTTAATATATTAGTTAGGAGAATATAAATGCCACAATATACAATATTTAAAGATATACATCCACAACAAGATAAGTTTACTAATACCAATAAACTGACCGTGGGATTATTCAATAACGGAGTTGGAACACTAACCGGACTAACAGGAGCTGCTACTGCGTCTGTTAGTGCTAGTAATAAAGTTTATTATTATACTATAACCCAAGATTCTGGGTCAAGTGGTGTTAAATATTTCGATGTAGCTTATGGTAATTATAATGGATACGGATCTTCCGGATCAAATTATGTATACGCCACAAAAGCTATATATAAACAATATGCTAATGTATTATTGGACGATCCTTTACTTAAATTCCAATTTTCTGATGTTTCTGGAAGTGATTCTGGAACTGACGAAGAAAGTATTTACATACTACATGTAAAATCAGGAAAAATGAAAGATAGAGTTCATACAAAATGGACATTAACTTTAAGTGGATCTAATGGAGATGGAACTGGTAGAACATTACATTTAACTAATTATACAGCAAGTCAATATGCTTCTATAGCTGGTAATTATTTTAAAGTTATAAGTGGATCTGCCGGAGTACCACATTCATTATCTAATCTTGGATGGGATGGTAATATGCATACCACTTATGGACACTTTTATCCGAACTTAGGGGTAATAGTATTTTCAGAAGATGCTCTTTCTGGAAGTCTACCTGGATCGACAGGAAACATTGACTCTGGATCAAATATGATATATGGTAAATGGGATACTGGTGGACCTGGATTTGCAGAAGATGTCACGACTGCTGGACTAGCTGATAATGCTGGTAAGTTTGCAGCTTTATTCTTATACACTGGATCTAGTTTGGTAATGAGAAGTGAACAAGATTTAAATCAAACAACTTATACATGTAGATTGACTAGTCATGAATATAACTTTACAAGTAATCCTACTTTCATAAAAAGTGGATCAGCTTTAGGTGATATATTAGCTAATCAGGTTGGGGATCCTACAGTATATGTATCTGGTATAGGATTGTATAACGATCATAGAGAGTTAATAGCAGTTGCTAAATTAAATCAAGCTATGAAAAAATCATTCGGATTAGAATTAATATTCCAAGTTAAAGTAGATGGATAATTTTGAAATGTTATGTCTAAATATTTTAGCTCGAATGACATTAATTTTGTAACAAATACTGTTCATAGAATAGAAGTATTAGATAGTGGAAGCGACGGCATCAAAACCGTCGCTTTTTCATCTGGATCAGACAATACTGATTCTTCAAGTTATTATAATGTATTAAATCATCTTTTTTATAAAAAACATCATTATGGTGGTAATGGTACTTTTACAGGTACTGGTGTTTTATATCCATATTCACAAGAAAATGTAAATCCTCAATATAAAAATAAATTTAATAAAGATGGGGTTTTATTGAGTATATCATCTAGCTATTATGGTAGACGAATAAAACCAGGTACTTTTGTTTATACTGATACATCAAATAGTCATTCTATAACAATAAAAGATGATGGTTATGGTAATTTATATCCAACAAATGCTGTATTATCTCAAAGTAGTGCAACTTCTATATCATCATCAGATAATTATGTTGGTAATATTTTTTATGAACATGGGATATCGGTTATAACGGAAACAGGATCTTATAATTCAGCTGGAGTTTGGAATTTAGATTCAGCTAGTTTAGAAACAGAATCACCTTCCATGACATCTGAAGGTAATCTACCTCAAGGTATATGGTTCAAACCAGATGGAACAAGATATTTTATGATAAGTTCACAAGGTAGTGCAGAAGGTGTTTATGAATATTCAATGACAACTCCATGGGATGTATCAACTG